GAACACCGAGGCGCCGTCGCGCACGACCTGCGCATGCATCAGGCTGCGGTGGTCTTCCTCGTACTCGCCGGCCAGCATCGGGATCAGCGTGGCCTGGTAGTTGTCGAGCGGAATGTCGGTGATGAAGCCGAGCCGGCCGCGGTTGATGCCGATCAGCGGAATGCCGTAGCTGGCAAGCTGCCGGCCGATGCCCAGCATGGTGCCGTCGCCGCCGACCACCAGGCCGAGGTCGCAGCGCTGGCCGATTTCCTCGACGCTCAAGGCTTCGTAGCGCGGATGGGCGGGGGCGCCGTCATCGTCGTCTTCGCAGGTCGAGCGCTCGACGAACACCGTGCAGCCTTGCGATTCGAGGAAGGTGCCGATGCCTTCCATGACGCCGTCGCGCGCATCCGCCTGCGCTCGGGCGCCGGAAGCCTGGTATTTGCCGATCAGGGCGACGTGACGAAAGCGAGAGGTCATATCTCACAAATTACAACATCAAAACCTTGGCCATCTTCTTGACCATGCGGGTTTTGCATGCGCTATCCCGCTCGGATTCGAGGGCCGCCACCACGATCCATTCTTTCGGGTCTTGGCCGAGTTCTTCGGCCAGCGCACCAGCAATTGCCGGGCTCAGGTGGCCGCGAGCTTTTGCCGTGTGCAATGCGCCGCGCGAGAGCTTCAGTTTCTCGGTCCAGAACGGTGCGGGTTGCTTCGAGAGGGCGGTGTCTAGCAGGTTGAGTGTGGTTTGCATATCAGTTCATGCCTACATGTTGTATTCATGCCTACAAGGTGAAGTTATGGTACTTCCCTAGTTGACTACAAGGTGTAGGCATTGGCGTAATCCTGTCTGACTACATGTTGTAGTCAATCTTACAGGAGCCACCATGATCAAAGTTTCGGTTACCAGCACCTCGGTGCGTCGTATGCAGGGCAACGCTAAGGCCACGGGCAAGCCCTACGACATGTCTTTTCAGGACGTGTGGATGTTCCTCTCGGACCGCGAAGGCAATCCCGATCCACACCCGACGAAAGTCGAAATCTCGTTGCCCAAGGACAAGGACGGCGCAGCGCTGTTCTACGCGCCGGGCGACTACCTCCTGCACCCCTCCAGCATCTACGTGGACAGCAAGGGAAAGCTCTCGGTGGCTCCGAGGCTGGCACGCGCTGTCGCGCCGGCCCCCAAGTCCAATAGCTGAAGGGGTGCACCATGCATTCGCGTGAAGCGATGCAGGCCGCGCACCTCGCCACGCTGGAAGGTGCGCTGCTCGCGCTCCTGCGTTCGGCGCAGGAAGATGGCATGGACGGCATCAGCGTCGAAGCCTCTGCCGATGACGGCCAGATCGTCATTGATGTGACCTACACGGCCAACGGCGTGCCGCTCTCGGGAGAGTCGCTGTGAACGCGTCGGCTCAACTCTCCATGTTCGAGCCGGAGGGTGCTGAGGCTGTGAACCTTCTCCGCTCGCATCTGTTGGAGGCCAAGCGCCACCGTGATCGCGTGGAGTACTACGAGGTTCTGCGCATGCCTGGCGCTGCGCGTCGTGAAGCCGTGATGGCTGAGCAAGCCGAAGCCGCTGCTTTCGTGCTGGCTGTGCTGCTCGACCTCGAAGCAGAGGCGGGCCTGTGATGAGCGCCGTTGAAGTTTCCCCCTGGCCGTGGCTCGTGGTGAACGCGCTGACGTGCGTCGTGATCGTCGCGTGCATGTGGATCGACGTGCGCCGCGAACTGAGGTCGTGGAAATGAGCGCCTACGCCCGCAACTTCCTCCGCCTTCGCTACTGGCTCGAAGGCCTCGACGGCGGCGATCAGCGCTCGCTCTCTCCTTACGAGCGTGTCCTGGCCGCGAACCTGCGCGCCCAGGCTGCTGCGCTTATCGAGGCCACGCTATGAAGCCAGCTGTTCTGACCTGGGGCCTCGGCTGCTGGTATCGGCATTGCGGAGCGATTCGGCAGATCGTGCATTACCCGCTGCCGGACACGGCGGAAGAGAAGCGCGCATGAGCTACCTCGGCGTTCGTCAAGCTGAAGTCAATGCCGCGCGTGCGTCCTCGATGGATGCACTGCGCGCGTTTTCGCAGCGTCAGTTCGCACGCGATGCGGAGGCTGCAGAAGCGCGCGCAGCGCGCGGGCTTGTCTCAGTATCAACAAGTGGTTTTGCAGTGCTTCCTACCGCTCTGCGGTGGGCAGAGCAGTGCATAACCATCGACCGGGCGCAAGCCCGGGTCACCCGGCTTCGCAAGGCCATCGGCGTTGGTGCCAAGTGCCTGATGAATCTGGTCGAGGCACCGCCGACGAATAACGTGATGGTCACACTCACGTACGCCGACAAGAAGGACGGCGGCACCGGCCAGACCCTGTGGAAGCCGCGCCACGTCTCCGACTACATCCGCAAGGTGCGCGAGTGGTTCAAGGACCGTTGCCCGGGCCAGCGCCTGCGCTACGTGTGGGTTGCCGAGATTCAGGACGGCAGCAAGCGTGCTGACGGCATCGGCCGTGGCGTCCTGCACTACCACTGCATCTTCTTCCTGCCTGACGGCGTTTCCATGCCGTATGCAGATCGTCGCCGCAAGGTGAAGGGCGTCTATCAGGCCGCGTGGTGGCCCCATGGCGCATCCAACACCAAGAAGGCAACTCAGCCCATCGGCTACCTCATGAAGTACGCCAGCAAGCTCGAAAGCAAATCAATCGGAGGGTTCCCCCGTGGTGCTCGAATCTCTGGTGTCGGTGGCCTTGACAAAGCTGGTGCTGCTTTCAAGCGCTGGGTGCTGTGGCCTGCTTATGTGCAGGGCAATGCTTCGGTGCAAGACCGCTTCCGACCTGCGGAGGGAGGCGGCTATCTCAATGCTCAGACCGGAGAGTTTCTCGCGTCTGAATTCGCACCAACAGGCGGCGGCTTTTCAAGCTTTATGCGAGTGCGGACTACCCCACGGGCTCTCGATGCGGCAGGCCCGTTCTCGTGGTGGTCACGACCCGATGACCAGCCTACGTATCACTGAGAGCAACGCATGACAGCAGATCAACTCGATGCACTCATTAGTGCCATCTACGGTGTCGGAACCGTCGTCATCTTCGCGCTCGGCTACATCGGAGGGCACCAGCAATGACCACACGCATCATCGCTTGGGTCGTGTTCCTCGGCGTCTGCTGGGGCGTCTATTCGTGGGCACGCACCATCAAGAACCCGTTCAACCCTGGGCCAGACGTCACGGCTGTCATGCCTGCGATGACCCAGTGCAAAGAGGACTGCAAGCAATGACCGGAATCGTCTCCGCCATGTTCGGTGTCTGGATGCTTGGCTTCGTCTGCGGCTGGCAGATGCGGCAGATCAAGAACACCCTCTACGCAGCTTGAGGTTTCAACTGCTAGCCCATTGCCTCGGCGGTGGGCTTGCGGGTGCAACCCCGACTTTTCGGGACCACCAGTTCAACAGAGGAGTTAGACATGAACAAGCAATTCCGTTCGCAATTCGCCAAGAAGGCCGCTGCCGCTGCTGCTGGTCTGGGTGCCAGTGCTGCTGCCCTGGCGGCCGATCCGGGTACTGCGCTGGAAGGTTTCCAGCAGGCCGCAGCGAACAACACCGGTTTCGGTCCCGGCATGTGGGGCCTCGCTGCCGTGTCGGTCGGCATCTTGATCGGCGTGAAGTGGATCAAACGCAGTCGCGGTGCTGCCTGATCTTCGGGCCTTTTCTGCTGTGCACCCTTCGGGGTGTGCAGTGGTAAACGTCTGGAGCCACTATGGACCGCATTGCGCTTGTTTTTTTGGCCTTGGCCCTCGTGGCTTGTGCTTCCACCAACCGGCCCGGCGATCCGTTCAAAGATCGTATTCGGGCTTGCGGCACGGTCATCGGTACGTGCGGGAGTCAGGTGTGGTAGCGCTTCGTCGTTGGTTCATTGCCTTGCTCTCTTTCTGCTTTTTCGGGGCTGCTTGGGCGCAGTCGGCGTGTCAGGTCGAGTACCGTGGCACGCATGGTCAGAAGTCGGGCTATGTAGTCGTTCCTGGTCGTTCGGTGGAGAACCTTTCGGCGGTGTGTTCATGGGGGAACTCGGTGTATCCGCTTGCTGCGGGTGCACCGGCTTACTCTCTGGTGGGCGAGGGTGCGACTTCTGTGTGTGGACGTTGGAACGGGTCCACGTGGGAGCAGTCTGGTATTGGGGTCACTGTTCAAAAGTGGTATCTCAAACCGGACGGTACAGCTACTCAGACGGACCCGGGGAACATCTGTCAGGCTCCAAACTCTTGTACGTCGAAAACTGGTGTGGTCGGTGTGCTGAGTTGGACCGAGGGCTACACGCGGACGCCGGATGAGGGCGATAGGTCGGCTGTGGGGCCAATCATGTCGCCGCCGGCCAGTGGTGAGGTGTGCGACAGCGGATGTGCTGTGTCTTTGCAGACCAGCGGGCCCGGTGTACAGCCATACGTGAGCCAGTCTCCAACGGCCAATGGCCTTTACAGGCGGTCGGTCGATTACCCGAGCTTGGGTCTAGGTAGAGAGTGCACGATGGGGACGGCTGACGCTGGGGCGAAGAAAGACATTCCGCCTCCCGATTGTCCGGGGTCAGTAGGTGACTTGGGTAACGGAAAGCCCGTGTGCGTGGGTACTGCCGCCAAGCCGATCACGCCTACGCCGTTGGGTTCTGCACCTGGCGCGACGCCGATTGCGGGTAATCCTCCTGCGGGTGCTAAGCCGCCGTCTGGTGAGGGCTCTGGAACTGGCAGTGCGGGCCGTACTCCCAGCACGGGCAATGGTGGTCCTGCTGGCGGCCCTGCTGGTGCTGCGACAGGTGGCAAGGGTGGTGGTGCTGGTGGCACTGCATCCGGCTCCGGTGCTGGTAGTTCTGGCACGGGCGATGAACCTCATAAGCCTTGTGGTGGCCCTGGTGAGCCGACATGCAATGTTAAGGTCGATGAGAAGGGCGTCCCGTCTGGTGTTGGTACTACTTACGAGACTGCCAATGCCAAGATGGACGAAACCAAGGGCAAGAACGACGAGCAACTGGCCAAGGCTTCAGGCACTGCCGACAAGGGCTTTCTCGAACCTGTGCGTTCCATGTTGTGGTCACCTCCCATTGCGGCGTGCGAGCCCACAGAGCTACCGCCAGCGTTCAACGGATTGAAGATCGACGCCTGCGGCGTGGTCGATGGCGGTAGGGCCTTGATGGGCTTCCTGTGGGCCGCTGGCGGCCTGTTCTTGTGCCTCGGTATGGTTAAAAGGAGCATCTGATGCCGTTGCTTGCTGCATTCATAGGGTCCCTGGCGAGTGGTCTTGCTACCCTGCTCGCCACGCAGATGGCCTATACGACCGCGCTCAAGATCGCGGCCTACACAACGTGGATTGCGGTTGCAGCCGTGTTCTTTGCCTCGGTGTTCGTGTGCTGCTCTTCGCTCTTTTCGATGATGACGGGGGCCATCGGCGTCGGTGGCGGTCCTGGCAACTGGATTCGCATGTTCTGGGTCGGCCTGGGCATGTTCATCCCGGGCAACGCGAGTGCGGTGATTGCTTGTGTGGCTTCGGTGTGGATCGGCACGTCCGTTTGGCGTATCCAGCGCGTGGGCATTGAGAGTTTCTCGAAATGACTGACTACGCGTTGACCGGCAAGAAGGGCACCGGCAAGAGTAAGAACGCCGTTCGTCTGATCCGTGATCGCTACCTGTCTCACAAACGCAGGGTGGCTACGAACCTGGACATTGACCTCAGGGCGATGTTTGGCGATCAGTCCAAGGCAACCTATGTCCGCGTGCCTGACAAGCCTTCAGCGCTCGATCTCGTGTCCATTGGTCATGGCAATCCGGAGAGCTATGAGGAGGACAACAACGGCGGGCTTTTTCTCGATGAGCTCGGGACCTGGTTGAACACCCGGACCTTTGCCGACAAGGGACGTGCTGATGTGCTCGACTTCTTCGCGCACGGCCGAAAGTACGGGTGGGACACCTGGTACATCATGCAGAACGTCGCGCAGATCGATAAGCAGGTGCGTGAGTCGTTTATTGAGCAGACCGTACGCCATACCCGCTTCGACAAGGTGCGCGTGCCCTTCGTCGGTGGCTTGTTGTCGCTGCTGTTTGGCGAGAAAGCCGGCTTCCTGCCCAAGTTTCACATGGCCGTTTTCCGCATGGGCACCAATCCGCAGGATCTGGTCGCCAACCGTGCAACCTTCATCGGCAAGGATCTGGAGAAGTGCTACGACACCCGCCAGGTCTTCCTGATCGACTATCCCCACGGTACCCATTCGGTGCTGTCGCCCTGGCACCTCTACGGCCGCTTTCAGGCTCAGCCGAAGCCGTCGTGGTGGAGGCAGTTCTTTGCTGGCTTCAAGCGCGGTGCGAAAGCCGCCACGCAGGCCCGGCCGGCGTTGGGCGTGCCCGACGAAGGCTGGTCCCGGGTCGTTCGCCTGTGTCGTGAGCTGCCGCCTGCTCAACGTCTCGACGTGATGGCGCGCTATGCGAGAGCGAGTGCGGGGCGGTAGCCCTGCGTTAGCGGGGCGGACGGCTCGCACTCGCGTGGCTGTCCTGTCCATTCGTCGCTCATCTTCAAACCGCCCCCTTCATTGCTAAGCCGGAAGTTCGGGGACCCGCTTGCGGGGGGAAGACCTTCGCTCACCCTGTACCCGGTAGTTCGTCGCTGCGGTCAGTCTGCCCGCATGTCGGGAAGCTCTTGTGCTGGCGCTCTGCCTGGTTCTCGTCGACCGCCTGCCCTGCTCTGTGCCATTCCCTCTCTCACCCCGTCTCTCACTGCGGCTTTCACCACCAGATACAGCACGTAAAACATGATCGTTGTCACGATTGCTCCGACAGCGGCCTGGAAGATCAGTCCCTGCCAGATGGCGCTTTCGAGCTGCTGTAGATGCCTGTCCATTCCCGCTCCTCAACGTGTTGTAGCTAAATGTACTATGCTATGAAAAAAATAGCGCGGAGTGAGGCGGGCTAATGCTTGTTGGCTATGCGAGGGTGTCCACGAATGAACAGGAAACACGTATGCAGCTGGATGCCCTTCGGGGTGCTGGTGTGCGTTGTATCTATGCTGAGAAAACCAGCGGGGTAGGCCCGCGCCCGGAGCTGCACAAGGCGCTTGCGGCCCTGCAACCTGGCTACACGCTGGTCGTCTACAAGCTCGATCGATTGGCGCGCAGCCTGAAGGATTTGCTGCATCTTCTCGATCGTCTGAAGCTGGCCGGCTGCTCTGTCAAATCGCTCACCGAGCCCATCGATACTTCCTCGGCGATGGGTGAGTTTGTTCTCCAGATTCTCGGTGCCGTGGCGCAGCTCGAGCGAGCCATCATCCGGGAGCGATGTGAGGCCGGCCGCGTGGCCGCGCGTGCTCGAGGGGTGCTGTTCGGCCGTCAACCGTTGGTCACTGGCGACGTTGCTGACCTGGCTGCTCGACTCTATCGAGAGGGATTCACTTTGGGGGAGGTTGCCGTGCTGCTGGGCGTGTCGCCCACGGCGGTGAGGTCTGCGCTGATGCGCGGAGGGGTGGGGCGGCGTGCGTGGGGTGGCCCGCGCTTCCGAAGATTGAGCTAGCTTTGTCGTCGCCGACCGAATTTCTGAACGTACAACACTAAAATCTTGCAATGCTGGACGACCGTGCCAAGTTGCTGCTCAAGACGCTCGTTGAGCGCTACATCGCCGACGGGCAACCCGTCGGCTCGCGAACGCTCTCGCGTTCGTCGGGGCTCGACCTGTCGCCCGCGACCATCCGCAACGTCATGTCCGACCTCGAGGCGCTGGGGCTGATTGCCAGCCCGCACACCTCGGCCGGACGCATTCCGACGCACCGCGGCTACCGCCTCTTCGTCGACACCATGCTGACCGCCGAGCGCGAGCAGATGAGCACGCCGAGCCTGGCGCCCGACCAGCCGCAGAAGGTGATCGCCAATGCGGCGAACCTGCTGTCGAACCTGTCGCAGTTCGTCGGCGTGGTGATGGCGCCGCGGCGCGCCTCGGTGTTC